CTTTGGTCAGCTATACCAGGAAGAGATGAAGAGTGGAAGCAGAAGCAAATTAGAGCTTTAGGTTCTACAGAATCATTCTTACAAGAATATGAAACGGTATTTCTTGCAACCGGAGACTCTTCTTTAGATGATGAATTATTTTATAAATTATCTCAAAATTGTAAACCAGCACCTATAATATTAGATGAAGGTCATTATCAGATATGGGAAGAACCTGACGCGGCTCGTGTATATGTAGCAGGAGTTGATATAGCAGAAGGAGTCGGGGTTGATGCTTCAGTTATTCAAATATTAGATATTACTGATTTAGCACAAATTAAACAAGTAGCAGTATATCATAATAATAATATTGCGCCTCTCGAATTTACAAATAAGCTCTATAACATACTGCGTAATTGGGGCAGTCCAATTGCTTTAATAGAACGTAATAACTGCGGCGCGCAAGTAGTTGATAGACTAGTCTTCGACATGGGATATGAAAAAATTGTATCTTATGGAGCAAAAGTAGCAGGTAGAAATAGAGCGCAAATGGGAATGATAGCTCATACTAATACCAAATATAAAGGTATTTTAAATATGAGATATTTCCTTAATGAAGTAAAATGCATTGAATTTAACGATATAGACACATTAAAAGAGTTAAAAGACTTTGTTAGGCAGCCTAACGGAACCTGGAGAGCTAGAGGTACAGCTCATGATGATAGAGTTATGTCCTTAATGTATGCTCTTTATATATTAGAAAGAGAGTTAACAGAAAGATTTTTTGAAATAATTGAGTTAGATGAAAGAGGTAAACCAAAAGATATTAGACCAATGGATTTTGGAGTATCCTTATTTGAAAAACCTACTTCTATATATTTAGATAATGAAATTACAAGTATAGGAGGTAGCACAACACAAGCTGTCGTATTTGGTATGGAAGATGAAAGAGAAGGAGATGATTTATTTGATTTACAAAGTAATGGCTGGAGTTTGTTATAAATATTAATATGGCGTCGAATAGTTATAAACAATCCTCTCTAAATAAATCAAGAGCTGATAAATTCAAGCTTGTATTTCAAGTACCGGCAGCCTTACGTAAAATAAATACAAGACAAGAGAGATCTAACAATAATATAATAGAAAACTCATTACAGTTTTCTATATATGGATCAGTAGTACCAGAAATAACAGTACCTGCATTAGAGATTAGATATGCAGGAAGTACTTTATATAATTCGTCTCACTCTAAAAATCCATACCCACCGGTAACAGTTAATTTTACAATAGATAATGAATATAATAATTATTGGGTTATTTATAAGTGGTTAGAATTATTACATGATGAAAAAACAGGCTTATTTGATCAGAGTTCTCTAACTGACAATTCAATTTTTGCTGATTATCAAACTGATATCTCTATTTTTGGATTGGATGAATTTGATAATCAACGTATAAAATTTAAATATGTAAAAGCGTTTCCAACTACCTTAGGGGGGGTTACATATAATTACCGAGACGGTGGTGAGATTGAATCTTCTTTCACTTTTGTATATTCTCAGTTGCAGACAGAACTTTTAGCAGAGTAATTTTATAAAAGTGTAAATTTTTTTATAAATAATAGTATGGCTAAACGTACTATTCAATCACCTGGTGTTGAAATTAAAGAAATAGATTTATCACTACGACTCCCTTCTCCTGCTGGCACAACCATCTATACAACCGGCTTTGCTGATCAAGGTCCGACAGATGAAGTTGTCGGAGTGTCAAGTTTTTCTGAATTTGAACAAATTTATGGAACTCCAAAAAATCCCGCTGAGCGTTATTTTTATTATACCGTAAAAGCAGCATTTAATTCAACTGGTCAAATATTAGTAAATCGCTTACCTTATGGAGACGGTACTGGTGAAGGATTTGGATCTACTATATCTCTATTAGCTTTTCCAGCTCAAACTGTAACTCAAAGTACATCGTCATCTACAACTGATCCGTGGGGGTTTACTATTTTAAGTTCATTTGATACAACTGGAGTTGCAGGCTTATCTTCTACTTCTTATTTTATTGGAGCTCCTACACAATTTAATATCACAAAAGCAGATTATTTAAAACTTTTAAATGGTACTTTATTTACATGGAGTCCTAATTGTTCTGCTAATTTTAGCGGAGTATTTGGATCTACGAGTGCTCTATCCTCTGCTGCTCTTATAATTGTAAATAAAGCTCAAACTATTATTGATGGTAGATATACAGGTTATTACACAGCATTAGCTGATAATACAAATATTAATCCAGCAAGTAATTACGATGGTGTACTTAACGCTTTTACAGTTACTCAATCTGCTGCTAGTACAGGCTTAGCTGCATCTAACTTTACTAAAATACCTCAATCAAGATTACTATTTGGGTTATCTGCAACAGCGGCTGGGGGTGCTAATCCTGCAGTTAATACTATATCTCAGGTACTGGAAGAAAAAATAGTAGGATATAATACTGGTGCCCGTGAATTTGATGACACTCTTAATTTAGGTATATTTAAGTTAAGACAATCTGTTTTCTCTACAGATGCCAATCAACTTGATTATGTATTAGACGAAGGTTATAACGGATCAATTGGTGCTGCTCGTCAAATAAATAATGTAAATGGTGGTGCTCCTATTAACTTTTTCCTCGGTAATGTGGGTGACCAATCAGCAAATGTTGATATATTAGTTAACCCATATGTTGCAGATGCATTTACTGGCGTGCAGTTAAATACTGATGGTACTCCTAAAAAGAAAGTTCGTGTTATATCCAAGCAACTTGAAACAGCTATAACATCTCTTACTGGAACTCTTACCGCAAATTATACTTACCTTGGAGCATCTTCAGCATGTTTCGGAGCTTTATCAAGTTACGGCTTTGCAGATTCGCTTTATCCATTAGGTGCATTTGCTCAGGCTAGTGTTAAACAAAAAATTATTGGAGATATACCTACTAAAATTGATAGAGCTTTAACTCGTATTCGTAACCCTGATCTATTCAATATTGATATTATTGCTGAAGGTGGTTTAGGTACTATAAACACATATGTTAAAACTCAGACAATTACAGCTCTTTCAGCTTATTTTGATGATCTACAAACAACACAAGGTATAACAGACTTAGGAACTTCTGGTGATTTAAGCACTCAAGGAGGTAACGCTCGTGATGCTTATAATACTGTTTTTAGTAGATTTGCAACCTTTGCTGGTGCTGTAAAAGACGGCGGCCGCGGAGATTTAATATTTATTGCTGATCCAATTAGACAAATTCTTGTAACCGGTAAAAATAATAAGGTTATAAATGATCCAAATAAGAACTTCTCCACTAATATATATTGGGCATTAAGAAATCAATTTAGTTTTGCTAATACTTCTTACGCCACAACATATGCAAATTATTTAAAAGTATATGATGGTTATAGTGGTACTAATGTATATATACCTTCTTCAGGTTATGCTGCTGCTAAAATGGTAGCAACTGATGTTGAAATTGGTCCATGGGGAGCACCTGCTGGTTTTAACAGAGGTATTATTACAGATGCTATTGATGTAGCGTTCTCTCCAAATCAACGTCAACGAGATGACTTATATACAATAAGTCTTAATCCTATTACAACTTTCCCTGATCAAGGTATAGTTGTTTTTGGACAAAAGACTCTGCTTAAGAAACCAAGTGCATTTGACAGGGTTAATGTTCGTCGTAACTTCTTATATCTTGAAAAAGCTACTAAGTCGGTAATGAAGTTCTTCTTGTTTGAAAACAATACACTATTTACTAGAACTCGTGTTGTTAATACTCTATCTCCTTTCTTTGAAAGAGTTAAGGCAGCTGGTGGGTTGTATGATTATCTTATCGTTTGCGATGAAAGAAATAACAGCGCAGAAGTAATTGATAATAACGAGCTTGTAGTTGATATTTACTTGAAACCTGTTAGAACAGTAGAGTTTATACAGGTTAACTTCTATGCTACAAGAACAGATACTAAGTTTGAAGAGCTTGTAGGTAGTAATTAATTAAGTTAACTATAGCGCGGATTTAATTTAAATTAAATCCGCGCTTTTTTTAACTTAGAGTATTAAATGTTTATATGAACACACTATTGAGGACTCATATCTTAGATAATATACACAAAATATATTCA